GGTGGGCTGCGACAGATTTGACCACGGATAATGCCACAACCCAAACTACCAAATAGAACAGCCCTGCAACGCAATGCGGACAAGCAGGAGATCGCGGACGCAATCGGCATAGCAATTGACACGGTTAGCCTTCACGTCAAGCAGGGCGTGCCGCATGAGAAACGCAAGGGGAAGCTGTGGTTCAACGTCGAAGAATATCGCGCATGGATGGTGACGAACGGCAAGACCGGACTTGTTGGCATTCATGCGGATGATCTCAATCCTTCGCCGGACATGGAAGCGGCAAAGCTGCGCAAAGAAGTTGCACTTGCGACAAAGTACGAATTGCAGGTTGCCAAAGAGAAACGCGAATTGATACCAGCCGCAGAAGTTCGTCAGTGGATTGGCGAGCATGTTGGACGAGCAAAGAATAAGTTAATCGGAATGGCTTCTGCAATCTCACCAAGGCTCGAAGGTTTGAACGCAGCCGAACGTCAGCAGGAAATTGAACGATACATTGAGCTTGTCATTACAGACATCCGAGACGCTTCAGCAGGCTTGGCGTGATGCTTGGAAGATTCCAGAGCGATTAAAGCCGAGCGAATGGGCCGAACGCAATCGAGTTCTTTCGACGGCAGAGAGTAGCGAGCCGGGCCGTTGGAACAACTCACGCACGCCGTATCTGGTCGGGATTATGGACGCGGTTTGCGAGACGGGCGTTGAGGAGATTGTGTTCGTCAAGCCTACGCAGGTCGGCGGTTCTGAAACGCTGCGAAACTTGCTAGGCTACTTCATCGACAACGATCCTGGCCCGTGCTTGATCGTGATGCCTTCGGAAGCATCGGCAGAAGAAATGGTTCGAGATCGCATCCGTCCGCTGTTGGATACAACGCCAGCATTAAAGCGGCATGTGTTACCGAACCGAGAAGATAACACGCTGTCTTGTATCAAGCTGGATTCGATGCCGATCTTTACGGGATGGGCAGGCAGTCCGCAGAGTTTGGCGAGTAAGCCGTGCCGGTACGTGTTGCCAGATGAGATCGATAAGTATCCGCCGTTCAGCGGTCGCGAGGCTGACCCGTTATCGCTTGCGGCAGAACGAACGCAGACGTTCTTACATCGCAAGCGGATAATCAAGACCAGCACACCGACAACGCGAGACGGTGCAATCTGGAAGGCTTGGGAAGCGTGCGGAGATAAGCGACGGTTTTATGTTCCTTGCCCGCATTGTGGCGAGTATCAGATTCTAGTCTTTCCGCAGGTTCGCTGGCCGAAGGGTGAGCTTGAGAAGAATCAAAGGGCCGACGAAGTTACTAACCGCAAACTTGCCTATTACGAGTGCAAGCAATGCGCGGGAAAGATCGTAGACGGCCACAAGCCAAAGATGCTGAATAAAGGCGTTTGGTTATCCGAAGGCCAAAGCATCGACAAGAACGGAACGATTGCAGGCGACAGGCCAAAGACTAAGAAGGTTGGCTTTCACCTCAACAGCCTGTATTCGCCGTGGCAGACGTTTTCGGAAATCGCAGCCGAGTTCATCAGGGCTGAAGGTGACATTGGCCTGACAATGGGCTTCCGCAACTCTCGATTGGCTGAACCGTTCGAGGAACAGGTTGAAAGCAACAGGCCGAGCGAGATTCAGATTCGCACGCAGTCCGCACCGCAGCCTTGCACAGTTCCAGAATGGGCCGAGATGGTCATTATGACCGCTGACGTTCAAAAGGATTTGCTGTGGTACGTGGTTCGAGCTTGGGGGCGTGGATTCAGGTCGCAACTTATCAAGTATGGCCGAGTGTTCACCTTCGACGATTGCTTTCGCGAAGCGTTTGAAACATCAATCGGCGAGCGACATCAGGCACGCTATTGCGACTTGATTTGCGTCGATGGCAAGTACAGAACCGGCGAGGTTTTGGAGTTTGCTGCTCGATTGCCTTCGAACATCTTTGTGACTCAGGGCGTTACAGGTGGCAGGCCGGTGATGTGTTGGGACGAACGAGCGGAAGGCGTTCAATATCTCAAGGTCAATACGCTGCTTTCTAAAGACCGTTTGCAGCAGATGTTGAGCGATGCAGACCCGACACGCTGGCGAGTTCATTCACAGATTGGGGATGACTACTGCCAGCAGATCGCAAGCGAACACAAGATTCTCGATCCAAAGTCACGCCGTTACGTGTGGCAACCAAAGTACAAAGGCATAGCGAACCATCTATTCGACTGCGAAGCAAATCAATGTGCGGTGGCAAATTGGCTTGGAATGGACGCACCGCCAGAAATCAGAACACAGCCTAGATATGTGCAGGAAGAAACGCAGCAGGAAACGTCAACAAACTTTCTGACCGCATACAAAAACAGACACTAAATGGCAATCACACCAGACGACATAGACGCACTGCCGGATTACTCGGCTGCGAATCAATTAAAGATTTGGCAAAAGGCATCCATCGAACTCGCTGCGTATGGCATCAGCAGGTCGATTGCTGGCCGTGTACTGACCGTATCGAACTGGAAAGAAGTGAAAGACGCATTGAACTATTGGACGGGGCAGGTCTTGGCTGAATCTGGCGACGACTCGGCAGATGGTGATGTGCTAATCAGATTCGAGGACAACTCTTAATGTCCGACAAAGCTACTTTGAACCGTCTTGATAAATTGATCGAATGGGTTGCGCCTGTATGGGCTGCGAAGCGAATCGCCGCAAGGGATTTTAACGCATCCTATCGCGGGACTGCTCCGACACGTTCAAGCGGTTCATGGTCTGAATCGCAGTCGATGACTGGTATTCGCGTACCGACGAAGGTACAGCAACGCGGCGCACGCAATCGGTCACGCAGCCTTGATCGAAACAATGTGCTTGCGTCGTCGATTCTGGATCGTGCGATTGAGAACATCATCGGAACGGGTATTCAGGTACAGCCGACGACAGGCGTTAAAGAGTTTGACCGTCAGGCATTAGATGCTTGGTCACGGTTCAAAGATTCGTGCGACGTTACCAAGCGATTCCACTACGACTACATGCAGCGATTGATGCTGCGTTCGTGCTTCCGTGATGGTGACGTTGGCGCAATCATGGTCGATAACAACGGTCAGCCACAGAAGCAATTGATCGAAGGCGACTATCTCGAATCACCGCCTTCCAAGTATATCGGCGGCATTGCTGTCGATGGTGTCGAATTGGACGCATCAGGCGCACCGTTAAAGTTCTGGATTCGCACGGTTGACGAAAATTGGAAGACGACATTCACGTCTATTCCAGAGCGTGACTTTCAATTTTTGGCCTGTCTTGATCGCTTCCAAGAATATCGCGGGATGCCGCTATTTACGCAGGCTTTCGACTGGTTCGACAACATCGAAGGTTATGCCGAAGGAACGGTAATTACTGCCCGTGCTGGCACGTTGTTCAGCTTGCTGATTAAGAAGAACGGATCGAACGGCGCAGTTAGCAAGCTACCTTCGATGACTAACTCTGCTGGCAACTCGCAGCGATACAAGAGCATTGAAGGCGGCACGATTAAGTATCTCGAACCTGACGAAGATGTTGTACAGGTTGACCCGAAACATCCGACGCAATCATTCCCCGAATCAATCGCGTCATTCTGCCGGTTCGTTGGCTTGAAGTTCGGATTGCCGATTGAAGAAGTTTTGCTTGATTACTCGCGAGCCAACTACACGGTAAGCCGCGCAATCAAGATGAAGATTCAGCGGGTTGCCGAGATTCATCAGCAGAACTTCGCAAGCAACATTGTAAGCCGTGATTATCGGTGGGTTATCAGCAAGGCGATTAAGACCGGACTGATTACCGCACGACCTCCGCAAAACTACTGGCAACACGACATTATACCCGACCCGATCCCGTTGGTTGATCCTCTCAAAGATTTACAGGCTTCGCAGCTTGGTATCGAGATGTGCATTAACTCGCGCACGGCTGTTGCACGCGAAAACGGTAAGGACTTCCAGAAGATCATTGAGCAGAACAAGCTGGATCGTGAAGCGATGAACACAGCAGGAGTTCCGATTAACGATTCAACGACACCGCAGCAGGCACAGCAACCACAGCAAACGCAACAAGATACAGGAACTCAAAACAATGGATAAACGAACCTGCGCACAGCAACACTTCGGCCCGTGGGCGATTGATGCAAAATGGATGAATAACGCTCTGTCGTCGATTCATGCCGGAACATGGAAGCCAAAGGCCGATATGTTCGACCCCGAAGATGATGACCCGTTCGACCCAGAAGAGCCGTATGACGTTTGCGAAGGTGTCGCGGTTATCTGCATCGAAGACCAGATCACAAAGCACGAATCGAGTTATGGCGGAACATCGACCGTTATGACTAAAAAAGCGATTCGCATGGCGACGAATGATCCTATGGTGTCGTCAATTGTTCTCAAGTTTGATTCGCCGGGCGGGACTGTTTCAGGCGTTTCCGATCTCGCCTACCAGATCAACAAATCAAAGAAGGTTAAGCCGGTCTGTGCATACATCGAAGATATGTGTTGCTCGGCTGCTTACTGGCTTGCGGCTCAATGTACTTCGATCTCGTGCAACGATACGGCAATCGTCGGTTCGATTGGTGTTTATACCGTTCTATACGACGAAACAGGGGCATACGACGCAGCAGGGATCAAGGCACGTCTTGTTACATCGGGCGGCGTTAAAGGGGCTGGCGCAGACGGGAAAGTAACGCAGGAACTCGTTGACGATGTTCAACGGGAAATCGACGCACTAAACGAACACTTCCTAACCGCAGTCGCGGACGGTCGGAAGATGAATATTGAACAAGTCCGCTTGTGGAACGACGGCAAAGTCTACATCGGACAGGAAGCCGTTGATTTAGGAATGGTTGACGCTGTTGAGTCTTTTGATGAGGCGTTATCCAAAATTAACAATAAAGGAAAAACAATGAATAAAGAATCATTTATGAAGTACGCAGCCGAGAACGTGGACTCCGACGAAGTTAAGGCAATCCGCGATGTAGGCTTGAAAGCTGGCAAGCTGGCCGGGAAAGATGAAGCCGTAAGCGGTTTGAAAGAACTGATTGCTGCCTTCCCTGATCGCGCTAACTTTGCCATTGAACAATTCGTCAAAGGGCATGACGTGCAAGCCGCTAAAGCGGAACTTGCTGACGTGCTTATCGAAGAACTCAAGGCAGCAAAAGCAGAACCGAAGATCGAAGCGGCTGTTAAGGTCGAAGATCATCAAGGCTCTGCTGCTGTTCCGCTCGCAGTTCCCAACGTTTCCGCCGAACAGGTGGAAGATACCAAGGAAGATAAGAAACCCGTCGCTACTAAGAACAGCGAAGGCGCATTCGTTTTCCGTCCCAACTACGCCAAGTTTCAATAATACAGGAGAATAACAAATGGCACTTTCAGCAGATAAAACCCGCAACTACAAAGCAAGTTACGAAGAAGTAAACACGCTTCCGGTTAAGGGTTCGGCAACTATTTACCTCGGATCGGCTGTTTCTATCGCAAGCGGTTACGCTCGCGCATTGAACACGGCTGACTCGACAGACGGTTTCGCTGGCTTCGCAATGGCGAACGCAACGAACACCTCATCGACAGACGGTGCGATCAACGTAACGGTTAAGCCTCGCGGAATCGTTACTCTGACCGTTACCAACGTTTCAGGTGTAGGCAACATCAACGACGCGGTTTATGCGTCTGACGATGGCACTTTCACCACCGCATCAACCAGCAACTTGCAGATTGGCAAAGTCGCTCGCTGGATTACCAGCACGACATGCGAAGTCTACTTCGAAGCTGCTTACCTGCGTTCTATCTAATCAACTTAAATTAATCAGGAGAATCATCAGATGCCACAATATGCAATTTTCGACTCAGCAGATATTCAGAGTCAATTCTACCAGGCTCTCGAAGCTGGTATGGAAAACGTATGGGCGTTGCCCATTTCTTACCTCAACAGCGGCAGCGATCGCGCAACCGAAAACTACAACTGGCTCGGACAAGTTCCGCAGCTTTCGAAGTGGCTCGGCAATCGCGACATCTCGCAGTTGAACAAGTACGCTCTGACCGTTACGAACGACGTTTATCAGTCCGCGATTGACTTCGACATCGAAGACTTCAACCGCGATAAGACTGGTAACATCAGCCGCGCAATCGGTGGTCTTGCAGGTCGTACCAATACGCACTGGAACAGCTTGATTGCTACGCTGCAAAACAACGGCGGCGGTTCTACAAGTGGTCTTGCGTACGATGCGCAGTATTTTTTCGACAGTGACCACAACGAATCTGGCACGAACCAGATCAACGACTGCTCTGCGTCACAGATTACGACCGCAGACGTTGCAACCGCTGCTGCTCCGACTGCTACGGAAGCCGCTAACGTAATCAGCGAAGTAATGGGTTACTTCATGACCTACACTGACGACAAGGGCGAACCGATCAATCAGTCGATTAACGGTTTGACCATCGTTACCTCGAAGGCTGCTATCTATGCTGCGTTTTTGAACGCAAGCCGATTGGCAAACCTTGCTTCTGGTGCAACGAACCCTGTCCCTGCGTTTGGTTTGAACTTCAACGTGATTCTTTCGCCGCGTACAACCGCTGCGAACACGGTGCATTTCTACATCAACGACAGCACGACTTATCGCCCATACATCCTGCAAGAGCAGGGCGGCGTTCAGGTTCAGGAACTTGGGCCGGGTAGCGATCTCGCTGTGAACTACAACAAGTATCGCTTCGGTGTTAAAGCCGTTCGCGGTGCTGCTTATGGTGCATGGCAGAAGGCTATGCGAGTAACCCTCTCGTAATCATCCCTCTCATCCCCGCGTCAACATCGAAAGGTGTTGGCGTGGTTTTCACCCTATTTTTAAAGGAGTATGTTTTTATGTCGAAAGACTACAACGAAGCTGCGCGTATGGTCGCAGATGTGTCAGGTAAGTATCCGAAGGAAGATCGCAAGGCTGCGGCGGCTTATATCTATGAGTCCGACCGTGACGCTGCGAAGTCTGGCAAGGCTTATGTCGCCAATAACGGTGGATATGAGTTGCGAGAAGTTGGTTCGCCAAAGGTCGATCTTCAGCGAGAATACTTGCGCAAGATGGATGATAAAGTGAAGCTGGACAATGGAAAAACGCTGCGGGAAACGCACGCGGAACGTCTTGGGCTTAAATCGCCTAAATAGTCCTGCTCCTTTCGCATCTGTCGCATCGAAAGGTGCGGCAGGTGTTTTAACCCTATTTACAAGGAATATATAAATGAGCGAAGTAACAAAAACAGTCGAAGAACTTACCGCAGAATACGAATCAGTTGCATCCGAACTGCATGAACTGGTTAAGCCAAAGAATCTTTCCTTGGTAGAGCGCGAAAGTATTAACGCCGGGCATCAGCCGATTTCTGAAAACGGCGTGAAATATAAAGAACTCCGCGCAAAGAAGAAAGAACTTATTTTGGCTATCGAATCGTCTAAATGACTAGAGACGATCTAGCCAACACTTTCAGCGGAATCGGCGTAGAACTCGGCGTTGCAGCCGGTGAATACTCCGAAACGATTCTAAAGAACGATTCGGTTCGATTGCTCTATTCGATTGATCGGTGGTCGGATCATCACGACGAACGCGAGTATCAGAAGGCGAAACAACGCCTTGCAAAGTACGGCGAACGCAGCCAGATCATTCGATCATCATTTGAAGATTTGATTGATGAGATTGATAACGGATTCTTCGACTTCATATACATCGATGCCTACGCACACACAGGCCAAAGCAATGGCCGATGGTTGCGTGAATGGTGGCCTAAGCTGAAACGTGGCGGGATATTCGCCGGGCATGATTACGACCCGCAATATCAGCAGACGATTGAAGCGGTGGACGAGTTCGCGGCGTTGAATTGTCTGAACATTACGATCACTGACGAGCAGTATTTACCGAGTTGGTTTTGCGTGAAACCGTAACAATCCTTTGCCCCGGCCCGTCGCTGGCAAACGCTCCGCAGGTTGATGGGATTGTCTACGGGATCAACCGTGCGGCGATTCTAAGACCCGTAACGCATTGGGTTGCACTTGACTGGATCAGCGACTTGCCGGGCGGCGGTATCATCAATTGGGCTTTGCAGGTTCAGGGTTCGCCTGAACTTATCACCAGCAAGAACAGCAAAGAGTCATTACTTCGCAAGGGCTTCAAATGGCCTACTCCGATTACAGAGATCGAATCGAGTTGGAATTATCTCGATCCTCACAAAAACCGTTTTTCGATCTACTCCGCGACATCAGCACTTGTCTATGCCGCGAGCATGGGGGCAAAGCGAATCGACATCTACGGGATGACGATGGCGGGGACGCAGGACGCGGACGGTATTGTAGCGGGATACAACCGAACGCCGGCACGGTGGGAGATGGAATCGCAGATCGTATCGAACCTGATTGCAATACTTAACGAGCGTGGAATCGAAGTTAGAAGGAATTAAAACAAATGGCAGATACAACAAACATTACAGGCAACGTCAATATCGGTGGATCGGTGTCAGTCGGATCACTTTCGGTTCGGTCTGGTACGCTATCGGTTGACCGTCTCGCGCATCGTATTGCGTCGGATTACTCGCAGGCGATTGGTTCTGTCGTCGCATCCGAAACGAAGGTAATCAGGTCAAGCTACGCGACGGGATCAGTTAAGGCTTTCATCGTTTCAGTCGATACCGCACCAACTGGCGGCGACAAGGCTTTTACGGTTGACTTGCAGAAGTCTACCGGGGCAGGCGCTTACGCTTCTGTCTTATCAGCCGTTATAACGATCAACAGCAGCAGCACGGCAAAGACCGCTTACTCTGCAACCATTTCTTCGGCATCGTATTCGGCTAACGACCTATTTAAGGTCATTGTGACGACCAGCGGATCAACTGGAACGCAAGGTTATGGCGTTCAAGCAACTGCTTTCTTTGACGAAAACCCTAGCTAATGAGCGACTTTAACAACGCTATTGCGAACGATTCTGATACGTTTCTCAATACGTTCTACGAGACGGTGACTTACAAGCCGTTTAATGGAACGCCGAGAAGCATCAAAGCAATCGTCACACGCAACATCGACACGGCTTCGCAAGCTCCCCGTGTTCGCATGAAGTTTTCGATGCAGGTGAAGAACAACGGAACGACCGGAATACTTGTTGAGGACATCGACTTTGGGCGGGATCGTGTGACCGTCGCGAAATACGATGGCAGCACAATCACGGAAGATCGCGCAATCTCTCCAAACATCAGCAATCAAGACGCTGGAATGATCTATCTCGACCTTGTATGAACTTTATCAGCCTTAAAATTGATCCTGGCGTATTTGCTCAGGCTGCGAAAGATTTGTCAGGGATAAAGAACGGACTGACTCGCGCAACGACAAACGCGATTAACGCGACCATTACAGCCGCAAAGAAGCGGATGGTAAATGGACTTACGGATAAGCTGACGATTAAGAAAGCGAATCTTTCAAAGCGAGTCTATGCTAGACGTTTCAATCCGAAAACAAACTCTGCATCGATTAGGTTATACGGTCGCAATCTCGGCCTGATTAACTTTAACGCCAAAGATACAAGAATGAAACGCGGTAAGAATCGCGGCACTGGCGTTACATACGAAGTTATCAAGGGACGACCAGAAAGACTTCCGCACGCTTTTATTGCAGGCGGTCAACAGGGCGGTGTTTTTTCGCCGCTGCTTACCGGAAAAAATCAGCACGTATTTCAGCGAACCGGCTCTGCAAGACTTCCCATTAAAGCAATGAAGTCATTCAAGCTATTCGACCTATTTAAAATGACAGGCGTTAAATCAGACGTTGAACAATTCGCCAACGAAGAACTAACCCGCCAATTCAAAAACAAAGTTGCCGACCAGATCACCAAGTACGCAAACCGATAAATGTTAATCAATAGACCAGTACGAGTTAAGCGTGAGATTCTGCGCAAGCTGAACGCAATAACGAAGGAATCGGGCGCACAATATACGCCTACCGTTCGCACGCTCGAAGATTTCTTTGACCCGCAAGCGGACGTTGAAGTCTGTCTTGAGGCTCTCGGCTACGAGTACGCACCAGACGAAGAAACGCCAATCGGTCACACGTCAATTGACCTGCGATACCAGATCAATGTCATGGTGTCGCGAGCGTTGGCAAACGATAACACGCCGATTGATGAAGTCTGCTTACTCGTCTGCGGTGACATCGAAGCCGCGATTATGGACGACACCACGCAGAACGGAGACGCACAGTGGACTCGCTTTGAATCCGTTGTCCCGTTCGATCAGCAACTTGAAGGATATTACCTCTGGTCAATGACTTTCACCTGCCGCGCAACTTACGACATCGACCAGCCTTTTTCCGCATAACACTTAGGAGTTTACACAAATGGCACTTGATACCGCCCCATTACTTTCACGCAATAAAAAGTTCGCGTACAAGCTCGAAACGACGACCGGCACATTTATCAGCCTGTCTGCGACAAACGCAACGACTCGCGTACTTAATCCAGCCGTTAATTACGACATCGAAACGATTGAGCGTGAAGATACTGAATCGCTGTCCGATCCTGCGTCAGAGTTCGGCGCACGCATGGCAAACGTGACTTTCCAAACATGGGCGGCTGGTTCTGGTACATCTGGATCATTGCCCGCATGGGCTGACCTGCTCAAGGCTTGCGGCATGTCGTTTACATCGCTTGTCGCTTCGCCGGTGACAGGTGCAACTGACTCGCTGTCATTCGGTCTGTACTTCGCTGGAAGTCGTGCAAAGTATGCGGCTGGTTGTATGGGCAATGCCGTGTTCAAGATGACACGCGGGCAGCACATGACAATCGACTGGAACTTTAGCGGCAAGTACGTCGCTCCGGCTGCTGCGTCTTTGACGACCCCGACCTACGAATCTGTTATCGCTCCACGCGGTGCTGCTACATTCACAATCGGCGGCACAACCTATCGCTGCCCTGATTTTGAGTTTGATCTCGGAAACACGGTAATCATGCGCGAGGACGTGAGCGAGACGACTACCGGATACCGTGCTGCGTACATTACGAACCGATCACCACGATTCAAGGTAACGCCAGAAGCGTCTGCACTTGGTACTAAGGACTGGTACGCGGACATGCTCGGCGGTTCTACGTCTGCTGGCGTTATTACAATCGGTTCTTCGGCAGGTAATACGATCTCGATCTCGATGCCTAAGTTGCAACTTGTCACAAGTCCGAAAGAAACAGACCGCAACGGCATGCTGGCAGAAACGCTTGAGTTTAAGCCAATCCGCAACAGCGACGCAGGCAACGACGAATACACAATCACATTCTCATAAGAAAGCAGGAGCAGGATGCCAATTGCATTAGACCCGCAGGAAACCCGTCTATTTTGGTTAGACAGGGATAAGGATAAACCGTTATCGACTCGGCCCGTGTTTGAGTGTCGAGCGTTCAGCCGAAAAAAGCGTATTGAGTATCAACGGTTACGCGACGAGATCGCGGAACTAAAAGATGCAACACGCGAAAACGATCAGCGATTCGACGACTTGATTAAGAAGTCAATCGAGATGGGCGTTGTCGGCTGGAGAAACTTCGGGAAAGAGTACAGCTTCGACAACCTCGAAGATACGCTGACCGATCTTGAACTCATTGAACTTCACGCAGGCTGGCCGACCGCCTTCGAGATAACGGACAAAGACCGAAAAAACTCGCAATCGCTGTTGCAATCCGATGCGGAAAACTCTGCAAAGGATGCACCAGCGGATGCAACGACGACGAACGGCCAAGCGTAGGCGAGCCGCTCTATCTCGATGTCGATTGCGAACATTGCAGCGGTAAAGGCTGCGAGCATTGCGACAACTCAGGTAAGGCGACGGTCAGGGATTGCCCGAAGAAAATCACACCAATTGAAGTCTTTGAAATCTGCGAATTGTCAGACCTGGCAGACGATGGCAATTGGCCCGTAGGCAACGGCATCCTCAACGAATCCGATTCATTCATCAACGCACATCGAATCATTCAACACACCAAGAACAAGCTGCTAAAAAATGGCGGATAATACTTCCAATTACAAATTAAAGATCAGCACAGAAGCGAACCTTGCAGGGGTAAGGGAGGCAGAGTCAAGCATTGATCGACTCAAGCGTAAGGCTGGAGGCGGGGAAGCATTTGGCGGGTTCTTAAAGTTAGAAGATAAGGTAAGTCTTGGTTCTGGTAACAAGCTAGTTGGCCCTGCTGCTGCGGCTATTGCCGGTGCGCTGACTTTATCAGAGTCAATGAAGGCAGTAGCAGGAGTATTTACCGGATACAAAAATGCGTTGTCGATGGGAATAGACGCAAATGCCGCGTTTTCTATGGCAATGATGGAGGCAGGTAAAAAGATTCCTATCTTCGGTGGTGTTCTCGAAGGAATCATTGCAATCGGAGATGAAATAACGGGGCGAGCAGACGTAATACGAGCACAACAAAAATACGAACAAAAAATACAGCACGAAAAGGAAGTTGTATCAATCGCTCAAAAAAACTCCTACATGATCTTTTCGTCTAGGTGGGGGCTTCAGCAGGCGCAGGGACAGGTTGATTTACAGAACGAAAAAGACCCGGTTCAAAAGCAAATTAAACAGGCAAGACTCGCGGCGCAATCGCAAGTTAATGGACTGCTAGATCAGATACGCAATCTCGATCTTGATACAGAAACGTCGGACAGCGTTAAAGAAGAAGTTAGGAAAAACCTGACCGATACGATACGAGCAATCGGAGAAAACCTAAAGGGGGATATCAAGAAAATTAATGAAGCTGCATACGATGCTTCAAAAAAAGCTTCTGAAGATGAGTGGTCTAAGTATTACCAAGACATCAGCAAGCAAGACGCACAAGACCAGCAAACACGACGCGGATACCTTGATTCATTACTTGGTCTGCAATCGTCAAGCAATCGCGCAAGTGGAAATAATGCAAACGCATCGCGAATTGATTTGGCTCGTAATTACATGAGCCAAGCAGACCAATTAAAGCAAATACTATCTGACCCTGCATCTTCTGACGCAGAGAAACAACAAGCAAAAGCACTTCTTGGTGGACTTGTTGGTCAATATCAAAGCGAAGCAGGAAAAATAGGATTGGGACAAGTTTCATCTAGTGAGTTTGTTAATGCTTCTCTGGCAAAATCATCTGGATATGTTCTCGGCGGTGGAATTGCATCGTCTGCGCAAGAAAGCGCGATCCTTACATCGGAAAATCCAAGCCAAACAACGGCAGACAATTCTACCGAGATTCTAAAACTTTTGCAGAAATACCTAAGCAACCCTGACGCTGCAAGTAAGTCTGTTTTCACAAGCTAATCAATGTCAATCCTAGTAACAGAAAAACGCCGTCGCACGATGACGAGCCAGCTTAATAGTACTGGCCGTGCAATCACAACCGCAACGCGAGTATTTGAAGTAAGCGGAGTAACGACCGAAGATGCTGCCTTAACCACTTGCGGCGTATCTCTAGGAGACGGACATCCGCAAGCATCGGCAGCGGTGTGCAACTATCGCAACGCGACGATGAAGTCTATATCGTTTTGGGAAGTTGAATGTCAGTACACGAGCGATAGCAACGAATCGCTCGATTTGACGATTCAGCCGCCGATTATCACGTACGAGCCGTATATTTATCAGCTTCCAAGTTACATCGACGCGAACGGCAAACACTACACCAATTCAGCCGGTTCTCCGTTCGATCAGCCGATGGAACTTGACATCGTAGGCGTGGTGCTGACGGTCACGAAGTGGGAAACGTCTTATCCGCTGAACAAGATGATTACCTACGGCGGAAAGACGAATCTCGGCACGTTTAGCTGGCCGGGCGGTTACGTCAACGAAGGTCAAGCAAAGTGCCTTGGCGTTTTTCAGGGCGAAACGTCAAGCAGTACGGGGCTTGTAAAAGTATCATATCGGTTCGACCTGCGTGAGCTTGGGCATAAGCAGAACGTGCCAGATATGGGAACGAAGGGATTTTGCACAGTAAACAGCGCAACAACGAGCGGCGTGTTTGTTACGGGCGATTCTGCAACCAACGCAACGAGCGTAAGACTCGATGGAACAGGTAAACCGCTTAACACATCATTCAAGGTTAAGCCTCAGCCACAATCCCCGACATTTACAGCGATTGCAGCACCTACATGCGATGCTCAGTCGCTTGTCAATTCAACTCTCTCACGAACCGGCACAAGCGGATTGACCGTGCTTTCATTTGCCAAGTCTAAAGCAATCGCCTTCGATCTCGGGCTGTAATGTCATACCAACTAACAGACAAAGACGTAGAAGTACTGAACCAAATGCGCAGCGATGTTACGTCGCTTGTGCGAAGGTTCGGCGGGAATCAGCCGCCAGGATCACCGCGATATTATCCCGGTCAAAATGACGGTGAACCGTTGCCGCCGTTGTATCCGATCTTGTTTAAGGTGACATCGAACGCTTCAGGCGGTGGAAAGTATAACGGAAAGGTCGTGTACGGCGCATCATCTGCATCTGCGTCTGGTAACTTGGCCGAGTCCGATTTCGGAACGGTTCACACGAGCGAAACGATTCTCGCCTTAAATGTTCGCGAGGTCGGGAAGTCAACGCATGACGTGAGCAGCAGCACGTATTTGCCGCTGGTATTTCTCGGGATCGTTATAGGATTGAACACAAGCGGCAGTATTATCGTCGCCTTCGACGGTATGCAGTGGCAGGACTGCTAATGGCATCAGTAGACGGAAAAGCATCACGAAACATTCTCGGCAAATTATATCGCGAAACAGATGCAACTCGCGGCGGACGCACGGTCAGGCAGAAAACGACCTGCGATCGGTGCGGGTGCGGTTGCTGCGAAGGAACAAGGCCGACGAGTTTTACCATCACGGTTAGCGGCGTAACAAATTGCGACTGCTCAACAGCTATCGCCAGCGTTTCTGGCGATGTTAATGGAACTTATGATGTTCCATACGCAAGTTTTAATGGTGGTTTGGGTTCAAAAACTGGGCAATGCACATACAATTATACCATCCCCGGCTTGACCTATACTCTCTGTGCTGCGCCGTTCACTGTTTACAACGTAAAATTGACTTTGCGAATGGTAAACTCTGGTTCTGGAACAGTAGTTGAAATGCTTGACACGACAAGCGGAGCTATTCGTTCAATCGCCGTGACATTCTCTACTGGTCGATTGTGTACTGACAGATCGGCTTCAGGATCAACATCACACACAATTTGCGGAAGCGAATCATTTCACGAAAACGTAGGAACAGGCGGAACGATCTCAGTAACGCCTAACTTCTAATGCTAATCCAAATCTGCCATAGATGCCCATTTAGGCAAAGACCATGCTCAGGGAAATGCTTGTGCGATGGTATCGACATAATGGAACGTGCAAAAAATAACGATTGCCCAAAAGGTTACTTTGATGGGCCGCTTACACGCAAGCCAATGTTTAACGAAACAGAGTTTGATCCTCTTGACGATGTTAAACGAGATATAAACCGTGGCGGCTGTGGATGCTCAGCCCCGAAGGAATAGCCCCGATCTTATGGTCGGGGTTTTTTATTGCGCCTTGGTATAGCTGATAACTTTTTTTGTTGTCTTATCTGCAACAGCAGAACCCCAACGGTTAATGATAAAACCGTTAATCTTTAATTCGTCTGGAGGAATCTCTGAATAAGAAATGTCATAGCTGATAGATGCTTGTGATTCAGAAGTTACGTGCGATTCGTATTTACCGCCTATCGCTTTGACAAACTCATCAATTGTCATTCCGATTTCTGGCCCTTTAGCCTGCACTTCTTTCGTCTTACCTTCCTTCTCAACATATCCCGCAAGCAGCTTCTTCATCTCCGCGACCTGTTTTTTCAAATCCTCATTTTCCTTTTCAAGAACCGCCAATCGTTTCCGAAGTGCTGGATAATCAGAACTTGGTGCGGTTGTCGGTTTTGTCGTTTGCGCGAACGATGCTGAAACGATGAATAGTGCGGCAAAAAATGCGTGTTTCATATCTTTTCCTTGTGACATAACGGTGTCTAAAAATAATCAGATTTTGTTTGCATATTACTAACCGATCATTATTTTGGTTCATTAACAAGTTGGAGCCAATTATGGATAATGATTTTGAAATCGTCATGGTTGACGGGAAAGTTCTCATCTACGGGGGCGTAGACATTCACGTCGATGATGCTGATAAAACAGTTCATATCAACACTTTAGTCAATTCAAAACTACTTGCCGCGAACGCTTTTCGAGCTGGCTTTGACGCTGGGGTTCGCCGGGCGATGAAGGTTGCCAACATCAGGCCGCTTGTCGCTATGGGAAGTTGAAATATCATTCGGCAATAAGCGCTCCTCTATGCGATTGAAGATTTGCTTCAATTCGTATGGAGTTCTTGCGCCTTCGAGTGATTTTATCTCATTGTCCGATAATATTCCATCGTCGTGATGGTGTCCTATTGCCTTTAGCCTTCCAGAAAAGTCTGCGTCAATGAACTTTTCCACCAGCAACTCACCCACAGTATTTAAAGGCATTTTCAGTTCTGCGCAAGCAGCTTTGAACTTGTCTGAAACGTCTAAAGACACGCGAAAAAATAAAACTGGAGTTTTTTTCTGGCTCACGCAAGTTAATGCTAGCAAAGTACTTACCATAAATCCACCGATCTATTTGATATCAATTGCTAGCTTTTTTCTTGACATAGTTCATTAACGCTATATCATGCTAGCACAAGTTAGCAATAAGGACATAACTAATGCCAATGGTACGAGTAAGACCAGAAACGAAAGCCATGTTGAAGCGGATCGCCGCTAGTCGTGGCTGGACGTTCACGCAAGCCGCTGACGTTGCTGCTGGCGTTCTGGCCGAACAATACATAGAGCAATCAGAACCACGGAAGATGGCCGAGAACGTCAAGGCTGGCGAATCGGCGAGTTCTGATTGTAGCACGTGTTCGTAGTCGATGTCTTAGAAAAGTCTGATTTATTTTTATAACGAGTCCGTTTATCGGAGTTGCAAAGGTTGTAGGTGCTGTTCATTAACGGACGCAGTTAGTTTTTATAGGGATTGTAGCGAGGCAATAATGAGCAAGAAGTTAAAACTTTCAGATATACGCACGGATGGCGGAACTCAGCCACGGTCAGAACTTGACAGCGAACGTGTTGAGCAGATGGCGGATCAATTGCACGAGCTTCCTCCAGTCGATGTTTTTATGGACGGAAATACCTATTGGCTTGCAGATGGATTTCATCGCTACAACGCTCACAAGATGGCTGATGCTGACGTTATTGCCTGCAACATTCATCAAGGCGATTTGCAAGCCGCACAATGGTTCAGCTATGGAGCGAATAAAACTCACGACCAAGCTGGACTGCGTCGAACGAACGCGGATAAGGAACGTGCGGTTCGTGCTGCATTGTCGCATCCGAAGGCTTCCAGCATGTCAGACCGTGCTATTGCCGATCATGTCGGTGTAAGCGGGGAGACTGTTAGAAAATACCGCTCAAGCTGCCAAACTTTGGCAACTGAAAATAGAACTGGCCGCGATGGTAAGTCATATCCAGCAACACGCACGCTCGCCAGCGAAATCGGCGAGGACGACAAACCAACCAAGCCAGAAAAACAATACATCAATGGAGATACCGGAGAAGAGATTGGAGAGCTAATTACCGTAACAACCAAGTCAGAAAAGAAAAACGAAACACGAGACACTCTCGAATCGTATCCGAATCTTTACTCCGCTTTGAAAGAGTTAAAGGATTTTTCAAAGCGACCTGCTTATCAACTATCGCCATCAATGCTTCAGCGAATTGTTGGCGATCTCGAATCTTCGCTGCGAAAGGTATTGGGTTAAAAACATGATTAAGTACATGGGTTCAAAACACGTCGAGCTAACAAAGCAACTCGCAAAAGACGTATCTGAAATGCCGAAGTTTATCGGTGAAAGACCGCTGCTCAAGCAGCACGTTGACTTCCTAGAGTCAAAGCTGGTTTCCGGCACGTTTCACAGCCCTCAGTGGGCAATTGCCAAACGTGCAGACGGAACTACTTACCGGGTAAACGGTCAGCATTCTTCGACGATGCTCGCTAATGCAAACGGACACTTTCCGAACGGTCTTAATGTTACGCTTCTGGAATATTTGATTGACGATGAGGTCGATTTAGCAAACCTGTTTTCGGAGTTTGACCATCCAAAGCAAGTTCGTTCTCGTCGCGATACTTATAACGCTCACGCAAAGACGCAGGCAGAAGTTGCAAACATTTGCACGAAGAGCCTGGGGCAGATACTTGGCGGAATTGCATACGCGAAAGAGGTAACTGGATCAGGAATCACTAAGCGAAACAACGATGCAGAATATCGCGCAAAAATGGTACACGATCCAGAAATCCGCGAGTTTATGAATTGGGCAAATATCGTTATCGATCAGAACAACAGCAAGATGCTCAAAGTTCCTGTTATTGCTGCTGCTTATCTCACATACCAATCAAACAAAACTCAGGCAGATCAGTTTTGGAGATATGTGCGCGATGATTCGCACCCGAATAATCAAAATCCTACACGGACATTATCTGAGTTTCTCAAGCCATTATCGACACGTGCAATGGCTGGAAAGAAGTGGGATCAACGTGCAGTTTTTGTCAAGTGCATTCATGCTTGGAATGCGTACATGACAGGAAAGACGACGCTGTTGAGCTATCACCCTGACGCACAGATACCGCCGATTCGATAAGCGATCATCTTCTCCATCGTTAACGCGGTGGGGCGGATTTAAGGAGTAATTATATGACACTTGCAGATGAGATTTTAATCAAAGCCGAGCAACAGAACATCGAACGCTACGAGCGTTTAATCATGAAGTGCAAGCTGGAGATCATGAAGATTCGCGACAAGTACAAGCAGCCAGAACCGCAAGAACTGCCGGAACAGTTCGACGAATATTCGATGTCGCAATGAGCCTCCTTTCCGCTGCCCGTCGCGGGCTTGATCGTTCGCGGCGGGATTAATAACCACTTTGCAGAGCCGGTTGTATTCGGTCGAGTGATCGAAGCCGGTGGTGCAAACAACGCGGCATAGTTTTGGAGCGTGTCGCGTTACTGGTGCGGATGACTAGACACCACCGCACCAGTTTTTAATTATGAACCTGACCCGCAAACAAATCATCAGAGACATCGAGGACGGTGTGACGTTCGAGCATGTTACGAAGTACTGCTCAGAGTCGTCGATTCTCAAAGCGGTGATTGCCTATTACGGGTTGGAACTTATCGAAATGGCCGAGGACAAGTACGGCGAGGCGTTTAAGGAAATGATCGTTGATCGGTTGGGGCGTGAGTGTGAGGAAAGGATGAAAGACCTATGAAAAATGGAGTATACAACGGGCTTGGCATGGAAGCCTATTCGCAGATTGAGGCGTTAAACTTCTCAAAGCTGAAGAAGTTGCTTGACCCGAAGCAATGTCCGTACAACGTGCGATATGGTCGTCAGGCAGAGCCAGGCGATGCGATGAAGATGGGAACGGCGGTTCATGCGTGGTGCTTGGAGCGTCAGAACTTTGGCAACATCGTCTATGTTTCGCAGAACCATGACGGACGCACAACGGTTGGGAAAGCGGCTAAGGCGCAGGCGTTGATTGACTCGGCAGGCAAAACGCTGATCGACTATGCTCAATTCGATCTGGTTAAAGCGATGGCCCAAGCGATCCAGAACAATCTTGATTGCCGCAAACTGGCAAAGACCAAAGGCGAGGTCGAGGAAGTTATCGTTTTCACGGACGAGAAAACCGGCATGACCTGCAAGTGCAAGGCTGATAAACGGATCGGGAATATCGCACTCGACCTGAAAACAACGCGGGCAAAGAGCGACGACGACTTTGCCGAAGAAGTCTACAACAACAACTATCACGCACAGGCGGCTTATTACGTCGCGGCATACGCTGCGGCTGGAATCAAGATAGATCAATTCTGGTTCTTGGCCGTGAACAACGACGATCTGAAGAACGTCGAAGCATTGGGCATGGAACGATACGCAGGCACGTTGCTGGTAACAGAAGATTGGCTGCGGGCTGGCGAACTGCTCTGCCGCTATCTCTTAGACACTTGGCACGGCTACGAATCGTCCGCGACGTGGCCGAAATACAACCAGAACGGGCGCAATCTGCCCGAAACATACCGGCTGCGAAAACAACTCGAAACACTTACGCAAGGAGCTATGTAATGTCAGACAGAAATAGTACTAGCAGTGGCGGAATCGGATTCTGCGGCCTGCTCGCAATACTGTTTATCGCCCTAAAACTATGCTCGGTTATCGACTGGTCTTGGTGGTGGGTGCTATCTCCGGTATGGATTCCTCTAATCATCTTTCTGATCGTTTTATCAATCTTAATTTTTGCAATCAAACCTTGGAGATAATATGACAACAGAACTAACGACAATTGAACCGCAGGCCGTGGAACACGCATTGCCTTCAATCGTCAGCAACTTACCGGCGATGAAAGAATACGCCGACATCGTTATCAAGTCGGGGCTTATCCCGCGTGGACTGGATACTCCCGAAAAGCTGATCGTCGCAATGGCGTGCGGACGTTCTATCGGTCTTGACGAATCTCAATCGGTTCGCGGGATCATGGTCGTCAACAATCGGCCCTGCGTTTGGGGCGACATTGCAATGATGCTGGTTCAGCGTTCACCGGCTTGTCTCAGCATCAGCGAACGAATCGAGAAGGGCGAGGACGGTGAACCAGTCGCATATTGCACTGGCCGACGCAAGCGGGTTGGCGGTGAGATTGACGAACAGACAAGGACGTTTTCGCTCGCCCAGGCCAAGCGTGCGGGGCTATTGGATAAGACAGGCCCATGGAAGCAGTACACGGCGCGGATGCTGCAAATGCGTGCGCGTGGATTCCTGCTTCGCGATTTGTTTCCCGACCTGCTCAACGGAATGAGCGTGGTTGACCGCGAAGAATATGCAGCCGAAACAACAACACAAATCAAAGTCGAACAGGTACAGCAGCCAGTGTTGGCTCTGCCTGATCCAGACGAAGTTATCGAAACGGAGAACAAATAATGGCAGACTACAACAAAGTGATATTGATGGGAAAATTGACTCGCGATCCAGAATTGAAATACACGCAGAGCCAAATCGCAATTTGCACCTGCGGCATCGCGGCATCCGAAAAGTTTACCGATGCAAGCGGACAAAAACGCGAAAAGACTTGTTTCATTGATCTGATTATCTGGAAACAGAAAGCAGAATCTTTTCAGAAGTTTTTTCAAAAAGGAAATCCCGTATTGATTGAAGGAAAGATCAACCACGAAACATGGGAAGATAAAAACGGCGGAGGAAAGCGATCAAAGCATAGCATCACCGTAGAGAGCTTTACGTTTGTCGGCGGCGGAAAGAAGGATGGTAATGCGGAACAAGCAGAACGCAAAACTGAAGTTGGCGGGATTCCTGCTGAAGAAGTAGACCCGGCTGACATCCCATTTTGAAATCACCTCCCTTGCGTTTAACGATGCAAGGCGGGTTTAAGGAGACTAATTATGAGTACAATGTCATGCCCGGAAGTAACCCAGGCCAAAATCGACGCTGCAAAGATGCAGATTAAACGCGGCGACTTCGACACCTTCGACAAATACGTCGATTCCAAGATTCGCGGAAAGTCGCTGGAAGATGCGATGCGGATCATGGACGAGATCGGACAAGGGTTGGACAAGTTGCGGAGTGTGTTGACTAAG